GACTACCGAAGACCGTCCCAGACTCTCTAACTTTTTTCGCGAAACGAGGCCGACATGGTAGGTCGACCACCTAAACCACAGCAAATCAAGACGTTAGAGGGCAACCGTGCCCGCCGTGAAATCCCGCCAGAGGTGCCGGCTGATGGTTTGCCTGAGTTGCCCGCCGTGTTGAACGAAATCGCGACTGAGCACTGGGTCAAGGTCACGAGTGAGATTGATGGATGGGGCATTGCGAAGCGAGTCGACTCTCATGCCCTCGAGCAAATGTGTCGGTATTGGGCGTTGTGGCAAGCAGCGATGTCCGTGGCTGAGAGAGACCCAATAGACAAAGACGCTCGATTGGCGGTTTCAACGTATAGCGAATGCTGGCGGAAGTTCGCAATCGAGTTTGGCCTGACGCCTGTCGCGCGAGCCAAGTTGGCGATTCAAGAGCAGAAAAAGACGGACGATTTGGGCGACTTCCTCAAGGTGGTTTGACCTAAGGGACAAATTGTCCCCTAGGCGAAAAACATGATAAAACGCAGCCTAACGCCGAAACAGCAGCGCGACACCGAACCGATGATTCGGACGGTGAGCGACGAGCGTGCGTACGAGGCTGGCTACTGGTTCGACCCCAATGCGGCCGACCACGTTTGCACGTTTTTCGAGCGTTACCTATCTCACACGATGGGCGAACATGCTGGCAACTCGTTCACCCTCTTGCCGTGGCAGCGTGATGAGGTTCTGCGGCCGCTGTTTGGATGGAAGCGGCCAGACGACCGGCGCCGATACTCAAAGGGTGACATCTTCGTTGCCAAGAAGCAGGGGAAGAGCACCATTGCGGCGGGGCTCGCCAATTACTTCCTGATGACCAGCGGTGCGCGCGGTGAAGTCTACGGGGTCGCTCACACTCGGGACCAGGCGGGCATCATCTACCGGGAAGCCGCGGCGATGGCGCGCACCTCGCCGGCGCTGCAAGACCGACTGAAGCCGATCGACAGCCAGAAGCGAGTTGTCTTTCACGCTCAGAACTCATTCTATGCGGCGTTGGCTGGCGAGGCGTGTTCGCGCGGCGTCGAGGGTATCAACCCGAACTTGGTTCTGTTCGACGAGATTCATGTCCAGCGGTCTCGCGAACTTTACGACGGCCTGGCCTACGCGTCAGCAGCTCGGCCGAACTCACTCATGTTGTCGGTGTCGACGGTGGGCGTTGCCGACCAAACCACGATTTGGTGGGAGCAATACCAGTACGCCAAGGGGTTGCTTGACGGCACGCTGATCGACCTGCACCGGTTCGCGTACGTCGCACAGGCTGACGAGGAATGCATCAACGACTGGAAACTCTGCGGCGAACTGGAACAATGGAAGAAGGCGATGCCTTCACTGGGGCATACAGTGACCGAAGACAAGATACAGCAAGCCTACGACGAAGCGACCAACAGCCCAGCAAAGCAAAACGCTTTCAAGCGGTATCTGCTCAACATCCCAACGGCACAAGTCGAGAAGGTTGTGCCTATTGAGGACTGGAAAGCATGCGCAACCGAGCGGCCGGATTTATCAGGTCGGCGTTGCTTCGCTGGGCTCGACATGGCGAGCAGCGAGGATCTCGCGGCGTTTGTGATCTACTTCGAGGCGACAGAAGACGAACCGGCCTATGTCCTCGGGTGGTATTGGTGCCCGGAAGAGAAGATTGCCGAGCGTGAGAAGAAGCAGATGGCACACTACCGGCAATGGGTATCTGACGGCTGGCTATCCGAGACCGGAGGCAACCGAATCGACCATTATGAAATAGAGAAGATAATCCGGCAGGCGTGCGCCGATTACAACGTGCAGCAGATCGGCTTCGACCCGTGGAATGCTGACGCTGTGGTGAATCCGCTGGTGGCGGACGGGTTTCCTGTCGTGTCTGTGTCGCAGGGCATGCAGCAGATGACCGCAGGCACTCAAGGCATATTAGACGACATCGCGGCGCGGCGTGTCTATCACGATGGTAATGAGGTGTTGACGTGGTGCCTGGCGAATTGTGCGGCCGACCAGCGAGACGACGGCATTAAGTTCAGCAAGGGCAAGTCGGCGGATAAGATAGACGGTGCCGTATCGTTAGCGATGGCGAAGGGCCGAGCGTTGGCAAATGCGGCTGAATCTCAAAGCAGTTACTACGAAGAAAATGAACTGGAATTCGGATAATGAAACGAGCACGCGAAACGGTGCTGATATTGGGTGTCGCTCTGTTCGTTTGCGCGGCGGCGATGTTTGACTATCGCTGGGGCTTGCTCGCTGTGGGTTGGCTCGCTTCAATCGCGGCTTTGATTGGATTGGTGAAACATGATTAGCGAATTCTTAGGGCTGACTCGATCGCTTGAGAATCCGAATCTGTCGCTGACAGATCCTGATGCGTGGAATGACGCCTTCGGCGGATCGCGGTCTAGTGCTGGCGTTAACGTCACGCACAAGAACGCGCTAAGCCTTGCGCCTGTCTGGCAGGCAGTCTCGATGATCTCTGGCGATATAGCCAAACAGCCGCTCGACTTGTTCCGCCGGATTGATGCCAAGTCTCGCGAGAAGGCGATAGGCGTACCGGCAAGTAATGTCGTTCGGCGCCGTTCAAATGCCGAAGTTACCGCTAAGAAGTTCTGGCGACGGTTTATGGTTCATTCGCTGTTGTGGAATAACGCTTATGCGTTTATCGATCGTAACGGCCGAGGCGAACCGATTGGGCTGATTAATCTCCTGCCAGACCGAACGTATCCAGAGCGTAAGAGCGGGCAGTTGCGATTCGTAACTGTTGTGGACGGCAAGCCGACTCCGCTGTTAGCCTCGGACGTGATCCACGTCGAAGGCATCACGACCGACAACATGAGCGGCTGCGATTTGGTCTCTCATGCGACTGATTCATGGGGATTGGCATTGGCGGCTGAAGGGTTTGGCAGCGAGTTCTTCGCGAACGGTGCTCAAGCCGGTGGCGTGCTCGAGATCCCGCCACACTACACCAAAAAAGCGGCCGACAATCTGGAAGCCGGATGGTACAAGAAATACAAGGGCAAGGGCAATTGGTTTAAGACGGCGATTCTGCGTGAGGGCGCGAAGTTCCACAATGTGACGGTAGACGCGCAGAAGTCGCAGCATCACGAGCTACGAGAGGACCAGGTGCGGGAGGTCGCTCGGTGGTTCAATCTGTCACCGAGTCGATTGGGGTTGTCGGATTCGGTCAGCTACAACTCGAAATCGGAAGACAATCAAGCCTATCTAGACTCGACGATTCAGATCTGGCTCGACCTGATCGCCGACGAATGCTGGGCGAAGCTGCTAACGACAGCACAGCAGCAATCGCATTTCTTCGAGCACAACACCAAGTCGCTCTTGCGAATGAATGCGAAAGCACGAATGGAAGTCTACGAGACCGGCCTAGAATGGGGCGTTTGGAGCGTGAACGAGGTTCGGTCATTCGAGAACATGAACCCGCGCGACGGCGGCAACGTGTACTACTCACCGATGAACCACAATACTACCGGAGAAGATGCGCCTGCGATTCCCGTCGAGGATGACATCGGCGGCTCGTCTGAAGTGAGCGAGGACGAAGACCGCACGCTACATGACGTTCGGCGCCTATTATTCAATATCGGCCAACGTGGACGACACAAGGCGAAGAAGCCGACGGCATTCTGCGAGTGGGTTGATGGCGGGTTGGCGTGGCACCGAGAGCAGTTCAGAGCGACGTTCGGTGACAATCCAGACGTAGAAAGCTTGGTGTTTGACGCCCTATGCAACGAACTCAACGAGGCACTCAACCGGACCCAGGCGGATGAATTGTCGAGTGTTGCTGGCGAAATCCTGAAGAAGCATGAGCAACGGGCTGAGTTTATCACTGAGGAACTTAAGGAGTCGGTTCGATGACCAAAGCAAAGCGATTTACTAAACGGCCCGTCGAATTGCGGGAAGACGGCGACGGCAGAAAGATATCAGGCTATGGCGCCGTGTTTTACAACGCGGACGATGAGGGTACACAGTTTCGGCTATGGGAGGACGCCTACGAACGCATCCTGCCAGGTGCCTTCGATCGAGCGATCGCCGAGGACGATGTGCGGTCGCTATTCAACCATGACGTGAATATCGTGCTTGGCCGAAATACTTCAGGCACGCTCGCTCTTTCGGTTGATGAAGTTGGGCTTCGATACGAGATCACGGCACCAGATACGCAACTGGTGCGCGATCAGGTCGTTGGTCCTATCGAGCGAGGTGACGTTAGCGGCTCGTCGTTTATGTTTGTGCCTATCAGGGCTAACTGGACCGACGAGGACAGCGAAGATGGCCGATCTGTGGAAGTTCGGGAAGTTCGAGAGGTCGAATTGTGGGAAGTCGGGCCGGTTGTCTTTCCGGCCTACGATGCCTCAACGTCTTCCCTGCGGCAGACCGACATCGCTGAAGCCAGGAGCGAGCGGGACGAGTGGAGAGCTGCTATGCGGCGCGAACGCGAGGCCGTGCGTGTGAGGGCTCGAGTCGTGGAAATCGAAAATACACTTGACGGATAGGGGCTGATTCGTAAGATCGTAGTAACTCGAACCGAGCGACCGCTAGACGGCAGCAGTTCGTTGCACACTGATTTAATCATTTCAGTGTCGGCGAACCGCTGCCGTCTTTTTCGTGCCGCATCTCGCCGACCTATCAAGGAGACGGCGAAATGTCACTGCAAGAACTGCAAGAAACACGAAACGAACTTGCTGCCAAGATCAAGGAACTGGCTGACCGGCAAGGCGAATGGTCGGCCGAAGATAAGGAATCGTGGGGCAAGGTCAACGACGAGTATAACGCTGCTTGCAAGGAAATGGATGCGGCCCGCGCGGCTGACGGCATCCGGGCTCGAGCGGAAGAAGTCGCCGAGCAGCAAGAGCGTTCACAGTCCGAGCGAAAGCCTGGGCTTGACGACGCCAAACCGCAGGACCGAGCGAACTCGCCAGGGGTCACTGACGAGCATCGGCGGCTATCGCTTCAGGCTTGGCTGCGACACGCCAATGAACTCGAGGTGACCGAAGAGCATAAGGCAGCCTGTCGCCTGACTGGCATCAACTACCAGTCGAAAGGATTTGACGCGCGATTTAAGTCGCTCGACAACATTCGCGGCAACGGTATCTGGTCTCGCAGCGGTCGCCCGCTGATGCCCGAGCAGCGTGCCGGGCTGAATGTCGGCACCGCAGCGGATGGCGGGTACACAGTGCCCGAGGGCTTCGTCAATGAGCTTGAGCGAGCCATGTTGGCTTTCAACGGCCCGCGACAGGTCTGCCGCATCGTGCGGACGGCAAGCGGCAATGATCTTCCTTGGCCGACTGTCGATGACACCAGCAACTCCGGCGCTCTGCTGGCGGAAGCGACAACCATCGGCGCGTCGGTAGATCCGACGTTCGGCGTGACGACGTTCAACGCCTACAAGTATTCCAGCAAGCCTATCCTGGTCTCCCAGGAGTTGCTTGAGGATACGGCGTTCAATCTCGGCGAAGTGATCGCGAGCCTGCTTGGTGAGCGACTGGGACGCGCCACGGCGGCCCACATGACGACCGGCACCGGCTCGAGTCAGCCAAACGGTATCGTTACGGCTGCGGGCACGGGCGTTACTGCTGCTTCGGCAACTGCCATTACCGGCGACGAGATCATTGACCTGGCGCACTCAGTCGATCCGGCCTATCGGGGCCTGTCGAGCGTCGGGTTCATGATGAACGATGCGATTCTCAAACTGGTTCGCAAACTCAAGGATGGCGATAGTCGCTATCTGTGGGAGCCGAGCGTTCAGGCTGGCGTGCCTGACATGCTCTTTGGTTTCCCGGTTGTGGTCAATCAGGAAATGGCATCGGCTGCGGCGATCGACGCCAAAACGGTTCTTTTCGGCGCGTTCGAGAAGTATGTCATTCGCGACGTATCGAACGTCCGTCTGCACCGACTCGAAGAGCGTTATCGAGACTTGGATCAAACCGGATTTGTCGCATTCTCGCGGCATGATGGCGACACGATCCAAGCGGGCGCCCTGAAGTTGCTTGTTCAGGCTGCTGCGTAGCCAACTCGACAGGGAACCCGGCGACTGTGTATCGGGCGCAGTCGCCGGGCTTCTCCCCTCTTTGGAGTCCACTATGCGAATCAAATTACTTGTCGGCCGGGCGGGCGATCGGTTCAGCAACTCACCGGGCGATGTAATCGAGGTTTCGTCCGCTGAAGGGCAGCGGATGATTGACACGCAACAGGCGACGTTAGCCGAAGCGGTCGCACCAGAGACGGCAACAAAGCCTAAGCCGCGAAGACGAACCAAAAAGGCAGAATAGCGTGTACGGCGAAACACTCATTACAGCAGCCGCGACCGAACCGTTGACGATGGCGGAAGTCAAGACTCACCTCGGCCTGCCGTCCGCTAATAACGACTTCGATACCCAGATCACGTCGCTGATTGAAACGGCGCGACGGTTCTTTGAGGAGAGCACAAACAGGCAAACCGTGACGGCTACTTGGGATTTCACGTTCGACTCATTCCCTGTCGGTCGGCTGCCACTACTGATACCTCGCTCGCCGGTGCAGTCAATCACGAGCGTGACTTACACCGACGCGGATGGCGTTTCGACGACATGGTCTAGCAGCAATTACACGGTTGATGCCGCGAATGAGCCTGGCCGAGTGTTTCCCGTGTTTAACGAAGTTTGGCCGGTCGCTCGCGGCATTGAGGGTGCTTTGGTTGTGCGAGCGATCTGCGGATACGGGACAGCGGCGCAAGTGCCCGCCAGCGTCAAGGCGTGCATGCTGATGCTGATAGACGATTGGTTTAACGAGCGAGATGGCAGCGGCAAGATGGGCGAGACGGCCGAGCGGTTAATTGGCATTCACAAGGTAGGGGACGAATGGCTCGCATACGGTCGGGGCAACTGAGGCGCCTGGTCACTATCCAGACCAGCACGCCGACGATTGATGCAGACGGGGAGTCGATAGCCTCGTGGTCGAGATGGATGCGCAATGTGCCCGCAAAGATCGAGACACAAGGAGGAGGCGAGACGAGACGCGGCGAGGGAATCGAGGCGGGAATCTCGCACATGGTGACAATTCGGCATCTCGACGACGTGTCACCAAAGATGCGACTAAAGACAGACGACGGGCGGCTTTTGAATATCGATCGCGTCACAGATCCAGACGGCTACCGCCGCGAACTGGTGCTGATTTGCCGCGAGGTAGACGACAAATGACCGCCACGGTTACGGGGCTCAATGTAATCGACAAGCGATTTGACGCCCTCACCGGATCGAAGCAGAGGAAGTACCTACGGCAAGGCGCACGAGCAGCGGGCTCGGCGATGATCAAAGCAACTAAGCGACTCATTCCTGACCGCAAGTCGAGGGACAAGGCTGGCAAGCTAACCGGGCTCAAGCGTTCGATGATGCAAGTGCCGTCGAGCAAATGGAAGAACTCCGCAGAACTCGCGCGGAAAGGCATCATTGGCTCTCGCATTGGATTTCGGAAACGCGGCGGCGCACACGCTCATCTGGTGGAACGAGGGCACCGAATCGTCACGGTAAAGGGCAAAGACACAGGCAAGCGAGCGAGGCCGAGGCCGTTCATGCGGCCTGCGAGGGACTCAAGCAAGGGCGAAATGCGGCGAGCGTTTCAGACCAAGATCATCAACGGCATCAAGGCGAATACGGGATGAGCAACGCAGGCCGAGGGTTTCGGACGTATCTGCTCACCAAGTCGGGCGTCACCGACGAGGTGGGGACGCGGATACATCGCGACCACTTGCCGCAAGATCCGACGCTTCCGGCCGTTGTGTTTCATGTCATCAGCGACGTGAAAGAGCATCACATGGGCGGGGCGTCATTGCTGGCAACGGCACGGGTTCAGCTCGACGTGATCGCTGAGACATTCGGCGCGGCTCAGGACGCGGCAGAAGCAATACGAAACGCGGCTGACGGATACAGCGGCACGATGGGGAGCGAATACGCCCAGACATGCCAGCTCGATTCGCAGCAACACGAAGCGGAAGACCCGCAAGACGCCAGCGATGCGTATCGCTGGGTGATCTCGCAGGACTGGATTATATCGATAACCGAAACGGCACCAACACTATAGGGGAAGCGGCATGACTGTCAGAACGGGTACGGGTTGCTCACTTGCGATGGGCACAACCGACTACGACGTAGAGATCCTCAGCGCCAATTTTTCAGGCCAGGAGGTGCCGGTCGTCGATACCGCTCACCTCGGCACCACGGGCACGCGAACGAAGATCATGGGCGACCTGAAGGAGCCGGGTACGCTCGAGGTTGAGTTTCACGTTGACCCGGACAAACTCGACACGCTCAACACGGCTATCGGGGTTGCGCAAACGATGACCTTCACATTTAAGAAGGTCTCAGGCGAAACTACCGCCGCGACTCTTGCCGGTAGCGGTGCAATCAGTGCCCACAACTTCACGATCCCGCTCGAGGATAAGTGCGTGGGTAATTACACGATCAGCTGGCTCGGGGCAGTCACACCAACGGATGCAAGCTAGATGGCACTTTCAATTGACGCGGCGATTGCTGCGGAAGACGGTCGCACAGTGACTGTCGCTTGCCCTGAATGGGGCGGCGACGTGTGCCTGAAAACTATGACATCGGCCAAGTTTGATGAGTTCGAGGCCAGGCTGACCTTCGGCAAAGACAGCCCAGAGCTTCTGGCTGGACTTCGCGCAGGGTATGTGGCCGCGTGCTGGGCGGATGCGGACGGCAAGCGGCAGGCGATCACGGATGATCAGTTGGCGAAGTTGAGTGAGAAGGCACCGGCCGTGATCGGTCGGCTGTTCGACGCCGCGACTGAACTGAATAACGACGTTGGACCTGCGGAAAAAAACTGAGAAGGCTCCCCGGTAAGTCATTTGCGATTCGGCTTTCGTTGCTGTACCGAATCCCGCCGGAGGAGCTGGGTGAAAGGATGACGCGGCAGGATGTGCTCGACCTGATGGCTTATGACCTTCATTTTGGGCTACCAGACAAGCAAGAGCGGAAGATACCAGCGGCGCCCGCCAGGCGTATCCGGCGAGAGCACAAAAGCGTTGAAGAGCAACTATCGATTGTGCGGTCAGTGAAATGACGACATCAGTTCAGGGAATCATGAGAGGCTCGCGCAAGGCCGATTTTAATTCGGAGGGCGTGGGCCTCGTCGTGCGACTGTACACGACGACTTACATGATCATCTCGAGCGACGGGACGGATGACGAAGACGACGTGTACAACACGACCGGGTTGCCTGCGTTGGGCTCATCGTTTGTCGGTGACAACGGCAACACCGACACCGGCGCGTATGTCGTCAGTCGTCGAATAACGGACCACGACCAGACGAGAAAGGTCTGGCTCGTTGAGGTCTCTTGGGATAGCCAAGTTGATCCCACCAAGTGGGGCAGCGATGTCATGGACCCGCAGGACTGGGCGCCTGAGATTGAGTGGGACACCGAAGCGATTCAAACCACTCCGATGTATGACACTTCAAGCAAGTTAATCCTAAACGCTGCCGGCGACCCATTCACGGAACCGCCGGTTCTGAAAACAGAGCACATAAGCACTCTACGCTACACTCGCTGGGAATTGGGCTTCACGTCGGCTATTCAAGACGCCTACAGCGGAAAGATTAATTCAGACATCTACCTGGGCTATCCCATAGGATCGGCGTTGATGGGCGGCATCCAGGCTCGCGCCGAATTCATCGCGGGGGTTCAGTTTTGGCGAGTCACGTATCCTATAAAATTCGCACCGAAGACCAGGACGGCAAGCGGTCTTAAGCGGACTTGGGACGTGAAGTCATTTAATAGAGGGCCGATGTTTATGAAGGCGGGCGTCAAAGTCTCGGCGATGACAGAGAAAGGCGCGTCAAGCGTAGACCTGGACCCCATTTTCGGCGAATACTCAGGCTCGCCATCGCCTGTGTCCTTTACGGTTTATGAGTCGGTTGCATTTAATCCCCTATTGAGTTAGCCCATGCCTAAGAATGTCGTTGGCTTTGACTTTCGAGATGCGGAGAAACTGACACAGATTCTCCGTCAATCGCCGCCAACGTCCACAGACACACCGAAGACGAACCGAGTCTACCTGCGAGAGTGCGATGATGGCATTGTCTCAACGGCATTTACGGCCCGCTCAGGTGTAACGCTTGGAACGGGCAAGGTAACGTCGTTGACCCGAACGAATGACGATGGGACCGACTACGAATATAGCGAGGTGCAAAATATCTACTCGCAGACGGTCGCGAAAGATACTTACTGTCACATTCAACGCAACCGCACCGGGGCGTGGACCCTGGTTTCTGCTGATTGCCAATAACGGAGAAGAATAGACATGGCTACCAACGTGCTAGGCGATACTCGTTTTACGGGGACAGTCGTTTTCGGCGATGCCGCGACAATGGGCGTGATGCCAGCTAACACGATCACAAATGCAGCAGTCTCGGCGACAGCGGATATCGCTCGCAGCAAACTCGAGCAGAATGCGTTAGCTGAGTTTCAGATCCCATTTACTGATCTGCGAGTCCACGACGCCTTACATACGGTATTGCCGGGCACCGCAGCCTCGGATGATCTGGGACTCGTCGGCGGCGCTCATGGAACCGATGCGCCGATGGTTCAGGCGGGTGACCTAAAAGCGGCAGGGACGGTAACCCGCTACGCTCGTTTTCTGTGGGGATTACCGCCCGAATACGATAACGATGAGACGGTACAAGTTCGCGTGACTTGCGGCATGCAGACGACCGTCGCTGATACATCATGCACGGTGGATGTTACAGCCTTCCTCGTCGATAAGGATGGCACGCTCAACGGTGCTCCAACGGACCTATGTACTACCGACAGTCAGAGCATGAATAGCGTAACGGCGGCGAGCAAGGACTTTACGCTAACGGACTCGAGCCTCATTAGCGGTTCGCTTCTGGATGTCGGCATCACTATCGTCTGTACCGATGCGGCGACCGGCACAGCGGTCACGCCTTCGATTTACGCCATCGCCTTGCTGGCGGATATTCGAGGCTAAGAATGCAATTCTCGCCGAGTTGCAATTGTTGCGGCACTGCGGCTATCTGCGCGATGTGCGACGAGGGCACAACGCAAGAGGAGTACAGCCTAACATTCTGGGGTGGCGAAGCCGAAGAGAGCACGATTATCGTCAGCAACGTAGGTCATCCCTGCGTGTGGACATATCAGGGAGTCATCGGCGACATACAGGGCATCTCGGACGACGGAAACGGCACATGCGACGAAACGGCTGTTCTGATCGTGACCGTTTTCATGGATTACGACGAGCCCATTTTCGGTGGTGTTGGGTGGTTTTGGCAGATAGAGATCCGCATCGAATGTGACCCGGCTTCGGGCTCCCCTAGCATCCATCGCGGCTTGATCATTGACACGGCAATTATCGACAGCACACCCAGCAGAAACCCCGATTCTGGATTCACTCAAGACTGCAATCTAACGACCGGATACGACTTCACTAGCCCGGCATCGTATAACTACAGGGCTGGCGATTGCGATTGGCCGCCCAGCTTTCCGGGGATTGGTTGTCTTGATTGCTCATACGTCGGCGGCATTTACACTTGCAACTATCCAGGTGGGACGTTCTGCCACATGGAGAATGCGCCGTGATCCGCACAAATCCTATTTGCGAACTCGAATCGACGGGCGATTTGTATCGGTGCTCGTTCTGCCAGTGGGAGTCTCGCAAGCCCAGCGTCAGGCGTAACTGCCCGAGGCAGAAGAAGATCAAGGGCGTGGGCGGGCATCTTGCGGAGCTATTCGCGGCGATGGGATTCCTGCCGGTTGCAGGGTGTCAATGCAATTCGATCCGGCACCGCATGACTCAACTCGGGCCTGATGGTTGCGAGCGCGAAATGGCATCACTGGTTGGCGAAATACAGCAAGAGGCGATCAGGCGTCGATGGCCGTTGATGTCGTCGAGGTTGGCGGGCTGGTCGATCGAGTCGATAATCAGGCAAGCAATCAAACGGGCGAGGGCTGACTAATGTCGAACCTGGGAACACTCACGCTAGACGTGAACGCAAACACGGGACCATTCACGCAGAAGCTGAAACGGGCGAAAACGGAGACGGGCGGATTCAGTAGGGCTGTAAAAGGGCGAGCTGGCGGCGCGATGTCGTCTTTCAGCAAGAGCGTCAATCGGCTTTCTAGTTCGCTCGGCGGATTGATCACCAAGTTGGGCTTGGTGGGTGGTGCTGCAACCGCTGGCCTGGCCGTGTTCTCGATCAAAGCTGCCGCCGATCTCGAATCGACAACAGTCGCATTCAGGACGATGCTTGGCTCGGCCCAGAAAGCCGATAAGGTCGTCAGTGGTCTGTTCGACTTCTCAAAGAAGACGCCGTTCGAGCCTGATGAGGTATTCGCGGCGGGGCGGCGATTGCTTGCGACAGGCACCGGGACTGGTGAGCTTCACGGCGAGTTGAGAACGCTGGGCGACATCGCAGCAGGCTCGAATAGTGAGCTTGCTGACATCGTCGATATTTACAGCAAGATAAAGACCAAAGGCAAAGCGTCGATGGAGGAACTGAACCGGCTATCTGAGCGAGGCATCAACATCAATAAGGTGCTCGGCGAATCGCTCGGCAAGACTGGCGAAGAGATTAGCAAGATGGTTACGCAGGGCAAGATTAAGCTGCCTGAGATCCAAGCCGCATTCAAGAAACTAACTAGCGACGGCGGGATGTTCTTTGACGCGATGTCTGCTCAGTCGAAAACGCTTAACGGGCTTTGGTCCACACTCAAGGGAAATCTCAAAGCGGGCGCTGCAGAACTCGGTAAGTCGCTCATGCATACGACTAACCTCAAGGGAGTTCTCAGAGCGGTGAACGCCTCGCTAGAGACGTTTGACTGGGAATCGTTCGGCCAAGCGGCTGGTGATGCGTTTCGTGTTGTGCTCGCTGGTGCTCAAGCATCGACGATTGCGCTGGGCGAAACGCTAAAAGCTAAAAATGCATTGCAATCAGGCTTTCTCACTTTTAGCGAACGCATGCTACTAGGGGCGGCGGATCTGCCCGGCATGTCGCTCCTCGTCGGTCAAGAGCGACTGGACGAAGCGGAGGGAGCAATCTCCGATTCATTTGGCGCCAGGAGACGCGAGGTCGAGGAATCTGCAAGGAGAACAGCTATATTATTCGACCAGCTAAACAGCACCCTCGAGGCCGCCATCAAGGCGTCTGAAGCGCCGCCACCGGCATTAATTGATTTTGAGCAGATCGAAGCCGAAAGAGTCAAGACCCTGCGGCACGACAAGCCTATGCCGGAAACACCAAGCGACGATCGCGTTGTGACCGTGCTGGATAAGATCCTCGCAGAACTGAAGAACCCCAATATCAGAGTCGCTCGGCCGTCTTAAGTGGATGCCTCGTCATTTTTTCGAGGCGGCTTCGGTCGAGACTGCTTCGAGTTTTCTGCGATGTAGGCGATCAAGTCGGATCCGGAGATGAAACAACGTCGCCCGTAGTACTGGCATCGCAGGCCGTTTTGGCGGGCTCGGCGGAAACTGTGCGGCCCCCATCCGAGAACCTGGCTCGCTCGTTGCAGTGAGTACAAAACGTCGCCACGTATTTCGCCGTGGTCGCTCTGTGATGCTGTCGCCATGAGATCGCTCTCCGTAGTCGGTGAAATGT